GTCACTAATGGATTTAGAACACGGACTTTTGCTAGGATTTATAGGTTGTACGGTAACAATAATAGGTTTTACTATTGCTTATATGATTGCAATGTATAACCATAAAAAACAAAATAAAAAAGAAGAAACTAACCCTTTAAAAGATTATTTAAAAAGTATGCAAGTAGGTTGGAAAGGTGATGATTGCGAATGAAGTATAACGAAGAAAAAATTATAAAAGAAATATCAGATTATATATCTGGCACATATACAGAACATTATAGTACAACCAAAGATGGTTTTCAAGTGCAAGATATGTTAAGACATTTAGGTATTGATAAAGACTTCTGTCAAGCAAATGCGATTAAGTATCTTGCGAGATATGGTAAGAAGAATGGTAAGAATAGAAAAGATTTGTTAAAAGCTATTCACTATGTAGTTTTATTAATGAGTAGTGAAGATAATAATGATAAGGAGGACACTAATGACAAATAAAGTAGAAACAGATGTATATACATTTAAAGATGATATAGGTAAAAACCTATACAGAAAGACAACATACTATACACTTAAAATAGAACAAGATGTATTAGCAAAAGATAAAGATGAGGCAGATACCAAGTTTACAGATCACGGTGGTATAAACCATGGTAAGATAGGTAAAGATATAACAGACGCCAACGAAGGTATAGAAACATACATGGTAGACGCTAACTATACAGATTGTGAAACATCAAAATTTATCGGTAAAGTAAAATGGGATACTGATACATACAACCAAACACTAGAAGAAGCAATAGAGGCGCAAGATATTCATATTGATACTTATGCAGATGAAGACGAGCCTTTACAAAAAGTTGAAGAAGAATCTAACCAAGAAGAACCTATGGGTGTGACTGGTTTTGATGTAAAAGAAAAAGCAGAATCAGATATAGATATTGCTTTAAATTTAGAAGCAGAAAGTCTAAGAGGAAAGTAATGGTTAAAGATGTATTAGGTTATTCATCACACGACTGGCGTAAAAATACAGATGACGCTATTGTCACAGATGATGTAAATAATCCAATAGTACCTAAAACTATGAAAGTGAATAATAGTAGAGTCATATTTACTAATCCAAAAACATTAAAAGAAGAAACTGTTGATGTGTCAAGGTTGATCAGAGTTTTTGTAAATAATAGAGACGACTTAAAAAGGAGTGTTAAGTGAAGACGATATCTGTAAATCTTAAAAAGAAAACTATTGTAAATGCCATAGGTCAAATTGATATGTTGACTCATATGGAGTTAGGTCAACATAGAAAAGGTGATCCTGTTTATGAATTGATTAAAGAAGTCAAAAGAGATTTAAAAAAACAAATGAGACAACCTAAAATTGTATGGTGGAAAGAACTATTAGATTTCTGGCCAATGTCTATTGTGGTACCAGCAATGTTATTATCTTTATTATGGGGGTCATATGCCTTGGGGTCCTAAAGCTTTAAGAAACAGCAGAGAAGAATTTGTGCTAGAAAAGATTGAATATTTTAAAATCAATGAATATAAAGGCAGATCAGATTGGCATAGACATTATGTTAAGACATATAGAGAAGCAATAAACAAATGGAAAGAATTATATCATAGTGGTAAAAAGGTTTTGATCTATGCTTGTAGAGACGACAAGTTAGGTGAAATGAGTACAGGTATAAATGACAGGAGTATATTTAAGAATGAGCAATCAAAGACCAGGTAAAGTAGAAAAGAAATTAGATAGAAATGGCGATATGCAAGTCTATAAGTTTTTTAAGACTGCCGCCAAGTTACTTAAAGAAGAAGGTAAAGATGACGAAGCATTTTACATGGAACAAATGGTAGATTGGTTAAAAAGTGGTAAACCATTACCTACGAGTGAAGAGTCAATAATAAAGGCACTAGGAATATGACAACTATGAGTTGTAATATATCGAAAAATAGGGGGGTATGTAGTATCGAGTCACCCTTGTTTTCCTCGCTCAGCGGTCGCTCAGCGGTACAAAACCTAGTAAAAACAACGATTTTTAAAGGGTTGACAATTAAATCAAATCCTGATACTATTAATACATTACTAACAAATAAACAAAGGACAACTATATGATGTACACAAAAGAACTATTATTTAAAGAATTTAAAGAAGTAACTAAAAAAGACCAGAGTAAAAAGAAAGAGACATTTACTCATAGAGTTACATACCTTAAATCATTATTAGAAGATATGATTAAGTCACCAAAGTATTTTACAAATATTGATATTAATAACGACCAACTTCAAAATTTAATTGACGACTGGTCCGCTCCAAAACCTATTGACGCTTTTTATAAAAGAATATTTGGGGTTACATACGCCGAGAAAAAACACCAAGAAGAAGTTGATGATATGAACTTTAATAAAAATGACAAAAAGACAGAAACTAAAAAAGTTACAGAAGAAACACCATCAATACATTAAATCTTTAGGGGTTGATATTGATGTTGATAGTGGGGTCATAAACTCAAGGTTTGAAGGTTTTGACTTTCCTAATTTAACTTGTAGGCCATCGGTGCCTACTAGTGATAATATTGCTGGCGTGGCGACTAAAAAGAAATATGCTACACAAATACCCGCTGGTAAAACAATTAGTGTGGCGTATAACAAAGGTCCTTATATGATTGTTGATGCAAAGGACTTTAAAACTATGGGTAGGAAAATATGAAAACAATGATGATGATAACCATTGCAGTCTTAATGACAATGACAATGGCTAAGAGTGATGAGACAAAGACTACAACTCCTAAAGAGTTTGTAACAGCAATTGCTGGAACACCAGCTAAAGTTGGTAACCATTTAAAAAATGAATGGGAAGAAACAAAAGAGTATCAAGCAAAAAGTTGGGCTGAAATGAAAACTAAATGGCCTTTTACAATGTTTAAGGGTAATCAATAATGGCTTACGGTGATTTTGTTTGTTCTAGTCCAAATGACGGAACACATTATTTTAGACCAGTTACTGCCAGAGCACACACTTTCTGGCAGAAACAAAACTACAATAGATTCGTAGTAGATAATAACGAAGACTATTATATTGTTAAAAGTGTGGATAGTGAGAAAATTTGTAATGAGATTAGACAAAATAATATGGATTTTACTAGTTAGTTTATTTCTAACTAATTGTACAGCAACACGAAGTAATGTAGGTGCTGGTTTAGGTGCGACTACTACAACTGGCGCTTGTGTATCTATGGGAATCAATGATCCATATGCGATTGCGGCTTGTGCGGTAACTGGCGCATTTGCTGGTGCAGAGATTATGTACAATTCAGATTATGATGTACACAATGCGGCATTTGTAGATCACTTAAACCATGGACCAAGTACAAGTAGTTATACGAATTGGTTTAATAGAAAGACTGGTAATAGTGGTATCATACATACGACTAGATCATACACTAAAGGTCCTATCAAATGTAAAGATTATAGTGCCACAGTAGATATAACAAACAGATGGCCACTTGTAGGTATCGGAGGCGTAAATAGAAATACAGTCTTTGGTATTACTTGTCAAATGCCCGATGGCCGATGGGTAGAATGGAAAGGAAATTAATATGCCCCCTTATGACCCTAGAGCTTTTATAAAATTAATGTTTTTAAGTATTGGATTTTTACTAATATGCACTTATATATTTGCCAATGAAAATGGTGATCTATCAAAAGAGATATATCCAGTAGAAAATGTAAAAGTAATTGAAGTATTAGATAAGATTGAACAAATAGAGAAAGACGGAGATAAGGTTTACTGGAATAAAATTACAGAAGTCAAACCAAAAGATGTAGCAAATCAGTATTGTTATGTAAAAGTAATTATCAAAGAGAGTGATAATAAGATTATAAAAGAAGAAATTTTGGAGTGTGCAGATGGTAGAAGAAGAGCAGATGGTCCAACTTATTGGCAACTATTTGCTGAGTTTTACTACACAGATATGGCACAACCGAAATACTGTCGTAAATATGACAGGCAAGGACATGCTTTCAAAACGCCTGGAAAAGTATGTTTAACTAAAAATGGCGAATGGGAGGTTAAATGATTAAGAATATAATCATAATCTCACTAGTTATAGTGATTGTGACAGGAATGACAGGGGCTGAGTTTTTAGATCATATTGCTCTAGCACTTGACAAAGCACAGGAACTAGTATATAATGTAAAAAGTGAGGTAAAATAATAATGAACAAGTATGTGAAAATAATGGGTATAATGGCCCTAGGTCTTTTAGTTGCCAATTGTTCTGGTACAAACTATAAGATTAAGACCGAGAAGTCTAAAGTATTGAACGAGGTACCAAAGTGGTATGTTAATGACTTCTCAAAGAAGAAGGCATGTAATACGCCTAGATTTGGCAAAGATAAAAACAAAATGTGTATCTTTGGTGTTTCTACGGCTGTGTCACCTGACTTACAATTGGCGATTGAAAAAGGTATGATGGTTGCTAAATCAGAACTTGCCGATAAAGTAAAAGGTGAAATGAATAAGTCATCTAAAATATTCATTACAGAACTAGGTAAAAATCATAACAAGACTACTGTGTCAGAAGTTGAATCAACAATTGTTAATTTAATTAAGAACACACCTGTTAGAGGTTATGAGATATTTGCCAAAGATATAACTATGACTAAAAATGGTTATTATAGAGTATGGATTGGTTTAAGATTACCAATGGGTGAATATAA